AGCTTAGCGACCTCATAGACCCAGAGGTTATGGCGGATATGATTTCCGCAAAGGTAGACAAAAAGATGGTAGTAACACCTATTGCAAAGATTGATAACACACTTGTAGGTACACCAGGCTCAACTATCACAGTGCCGTCATACAACTACATCGGTGATGCCGAAGATGTTGCAGAAGGCGTTGAGGCAGGCACAACAAAGCTTACAGCCTCCACTCGTCAAGTAACTGTTAAGAAAGCTATGAAAGCAGTTGAACTTACAGATGAAGCTATTCTTAGTGGTTATGGAAATCCTGTTGGTGAAACAAATAATCAGCTTGCTAAAGCTATTGCTTCAAAGGTTGATAATGATTCAATAGAAGAGTTGCTTACAGCTCCGCTTATTTTTGATGGCTCATCAAAGGTTATTTCATATGCTCAGATAGTAGATGCCATTGACCTATTTAATGAAGAAGTCAACACAGAAAAGGTAATGTTTGTAAACCCTGCTCAAGTTACTGTACTTAGAAAAGATAATGACTTTATCTCTGCTGATAAGTATACAGGCAATGTTATTATGACAGGAGAAATTGGAAAGATTGCAAATACAAGAATCGTTCCATCAAAGAAAGTTCCTTTATATTCAGAATGGTATAAGTTTGATAGTTCAGGAACAGCAACAACAAATTCAAATATTGCCGAAGTTCAGGAAACACTTCCTAATGCTAAGGTAGGCGATAAGGTCACAAAGGTTACTACACCTTGCTATTTTAATCCGATTGTTAAGTTGAATCAGGATAACGAAACAGAGGACGAAACTGCAGCACTTACAGTTTATCTGAAGCGTAATGTAAATATTGAAACAGAGCGTAAAACTCTCGCAAGAAAGACAATTATTTCTGTAGATGAACACTATATTGCTGCACTTAGCGATGAATCAAAGGTTGTCATTGCAAAGTTTAAAAAGTGATGAAAGTAGGTGGTATCAATGACAATTTATGCAGACGAGGATTTCTATAAAAACAATTATCTTTGTGGTAAAAAGGCGGTTATTGATACCGCTTTTTCTTTTTATGCAAGGTCGGCAACGCAGAAAATTAGGCTTTATACTTGCGATAACATTGACGAAAACAATATACCGGAATGTGTAAAAATGTGTTGTTGTGAGCTTGCGGAAAAACTTTATAGCTATGAGCAATCAGATAACGACGGCGTATCGTCTGAAAGTGTTGGTGGCTGGTCAAAGTCATACGAAAGCACTTCCAACAAACAAAGAAACCTGAAATCAGATATACGAGAAATAGTATATAAATGGCTGTCAAACACAGGCTTGCTATATAGGGGGCTTAGGTGATGTTAAAAAACGCAGATTGTACGCTATATCTTTACAATAAAGCTACGCAAGGTTTTACAAGGCATTTTATAAGTGGCGTCTATTGGCGTGAAAATAAGGCGGGAAATGTCCTGAAAAGCGGCTTGCAGACCGCAGACAGCACCACTGTGTATTTATACTCTGATGAGATTAAACCGCTCACGGTGGCTAAGGATATGCTTGTAAGAGGTTTATGTGACTTTGATTTTGATAATACAAATCAACAGACAATTTCGGAAAGTATGAAGAATTTTAAAAATACATACAATGCAAGAAAAATCAAGGTCGCAGTTGAGCTTGCAAGCTTTTCTAATGATGATGGCGACCTCGGTGCAAGCGGTAATTTGCTTGGTGCCGGTGAGATTATTGAGGGCACATTTAATACAAGCACAAGAACCTTTACAGCAAAGGAGTGATAAATAATGCTTATTATGGGACACGAGGTTCAGGACCTCGATTTTCTTGACGCAGATGTTCTCGAAAAGGTCGAAGCTGCAGGCGAAAAGGTTGTTAATGAGTGTAAAAAGGCAGGAAAAGCAAAAAAAGAATCTGAGGGTGTCAGGATTCAGTGCAAGGCTATTGCAGAATTTATTGACGAGCTTTTCGGAAAAGGAACCGCAGAAAAGTTGATTAAGAACGGCTCTAATCTCTTTACTTGTATAAATGTTTACGGCGAAGTTGTTTCCGAGATAGAGAAAAATAAAGCAGAGCAAAATAAGAAATTCGATTCGATATTCGACAAATATTCTATTGCGAGAATTAAAAGAGAATGAGCCTGCTTATAGATAATGCTCCAAAGAGCGTTAATATTGACGGTGCGGAGGTTGAAATAAATTCAGACTTCCGCACAGCAATATTATTTGAACAGATGATGTTTGACGAGGATTTTCCTGAACATCTTAAAATAGCTAATGCTTTACAATTATTTTATCCTGTATTACCTAATAATCTCAATGAAGCAGTTGACAAGCTTATTTGGTTTTATTCCTGCGGAAAAGATAGAAAGGAAAGCAGTTCTAAGCAGTCCGAAGGTGGTCGTTGCTATGATTTTGAATATGATGACGGATATATTTATGCGGCATTTATGCAGCAATACGGCATAGATTTAGAAAGCATAGAATATTTGCACTGGTGGAAATTCAACGCTCTATTTAAATCACTTACAAATGATTGTGAGATTGTAAAGATTATGGGCTATCGTACTATGAAAATCAGCAGTAAGATGTCTGCAAGCGAACGTCAATTTTACAGTAAGATGAAAAGACTACACGCCCTGCCTAAAAGCCAAAGTGAAAATAAGAAAATTAGCGAAATTGAAAAAATGTTGATAAAGAAATAATTCCCACCCGAAAATAATCGAGTGGGAATTGCTTATTTGTTATTTGATATACGGCATAGCTCATCAAGTGTTACATCGAGAGCGTCAGCGAGTTTAATAGCAGTTGATACTCTACAATCTCCATTTTTTTCGATGTCTTGAATAGTTCTGCGAGGTACTCCCGAAAGTTCAACAAGCTTAGGAACGGAAATACCTTTTGATAATCGAATTTCTTTAAGATTCATAATCTAAAACCTCCAATGATTAGAATAATAAGATAGATAAGAAAAGATACAAGTGCAACAAGCATAATGATATGAAAAACTAATTTTACTTTTTTCTTCATTGACTTATTGAAAGGCTTATATTATAATATAGGTGGTTTTAAGGGAAGTTACTGCTTCCCTCTCCACCTTTCGGATTATCCGAAAATAATCTTTATCAAGATTAAAACCCAACCGACTAAGGATATAATCTTGATGACGAGCTTTTCGAGTTTTTTCAATCAACTTGATTAGCTCGTCGATTTTTTTGCCTTTCATTTTTTCACCTCCTCTCTATGTTTATATTATAGCACGATATATCGTGCTTGTCAACGCTTTTTCTTAAAAATAAGTCAGCACTCTCACCCGAGTGTGCTTTTTTCTTGAAAAAAATCTCTTGCTTTTTACTTATATGTACGCTATAATGTACATATAATATAAATGGAGGTGCAGAAAATGATTAACACAAATGCAACAAATTTCAGAAAACAGCTTTTTGAGCTTATAGAACAAACCATTAAGTATAACGAACCTGTGAATATCAATACTAAGAATGGCAATGCGGTTCTTATAAGTGAAAGCGAGTATAACAGCCTTATGGAAACTCTTTATCTTACCTCTATTCCAGGAATGAAAGAAAAACTTGAAAATGGGGTAAATACTCCGCTTAAGGAGTGTGAAGAATTTGAATGGTAATTATATAATTATGATTACTAAATCAGCTCAAAAAGATAAGGAAAAGATTAAGCAATATCCGGCTTTAAAAAAGAATGTCAGCAATCTTCTTGAGTTTATATCGGAGAATCCTTATAAAAATCTTCCGCCGTATGAAAGGCTTGTCGGAAATCTCAAACAATGCTATTTACGCAGGATTAATTCACAGCACAGGCTTGTATATATGGTTTATGAGGAAGAAAAGATAATAAAAATAATATCTATGTGGTCACACTATGAATTTTAATTATTAAAATTTAACACTCGAGCGTACATCAGAAATGGTGTGCGCTTTTATTTTACAAGAAAGTAGGTGAGAATATGAGCTATGACGGAAGTTTGAAATTTGATACTAAGATTGACAGCAACGGTTTTTCTACTGGCTTATCTAAGTTAAAAAAACTTGCCAAAACTGGTGTAGGAACAGTAGGTACAGTGACTTCTAAAGCTACTGATATGATTGGAAAATTTACATCAGTAGTAACAACATCAGTAGCGACAGTTTCAGCAGGAATTGGAACTATAGGTACAGCTGCTACAAGGGTAGGTATGGACTTTGAAGCAGCTATGTCGAAAGTATCGTCTATCTCTGGTGCAACTGGAAATGACCTTCAATCTCTTACAGATAAAGCGAAAGAGATGGGAGCAACTACAAAGTTTTCTGCCACTGAATCTGCGGAAGCTTTTCAGTATATGGCTATGGCTGGCTGGGACACTAAATCTATGATTGATAGTATTGATGGTATAATGAATCTGTCTGCCGCCGACGGCTTAGACCTTGCAACCACATCAGATATTGTAACGGACGCTCTTACAGCATTTGGACTTTCTGCAAAAGATAGCACACATTTTGCAGATGTCCTTGCTACAGCTTCAAGCTCCGCTAATACAAATGTTTCATTGCTCGGCGAAAGCTTTAAGTATGTAGCACCTCTCGCTGGCTCTATGAATTATTCCATTGAAGATGTTTCACTTGCACTTGGTCTAATGGCTAATACAAGGCTTCAATTTATTATGTCATATGGCTCTAATTCAGTTTCTTATTCTATGGATAAGGTTAATTCAGGAGATGTTGTTGTGTTTGATGGCATAAACTGCAAGGTTACAAAAAACGGGCTTAATGCTTTCGGAGATTCTAATGTTGTAGAATTTCCAAAGCTACACCCAGGCAAAAACATATACATAGCTCAACACTCATCACCAGTAAAAGTTGAGTTTGTAACTGAATATTATCCTACATTTATATGAGGTGAATTATGAAAGCAATGAAATTATACAGCGGAGGGAAAGTTTATCCTCTATCGTGCATATCGAATTGGTGCATAACATCATCGCTTGGTGGCAGTAAAACAATGCAGTTCGATATATCACCGCAAAGCCCAGAATATCGCCTGATAGCCGAAGAAGAACGCATTGAATATGATGGTACTTATTACAATATCAAGAGCATAAATGAACGCAGAACAATAGCTACTGTTAATGCTGAAATCGACCTTGACGAACTAAAAAGTAAGATATTTAGCACCTTTAAGTATGATACTATAAGCTTCGTTCAAGCTATGTCGACAGCACTTGACGGCACGAACTGGAGCGTGGTCGGTGCAGGTCTTGTTACTGCAAAACGCAGTTTTGATTTAACAGATGTTACACCACTCGATATTGTTAATAATTGTACAAATAAAACAATGTACAATGTATCTTTTGATGTGGATAATATACGCAAAATACTTAATGTTTCTGTGCCAGCAACACTTGCAAATAATGTATTTTTTAGTGATGAGTTAAATTTAAAAGAGCTGACTTTCAAAGGTTCTTCAAGTGGCTTTGCTACCCGTCTTTATGCTTATGGCAAAGACGGGTTATCTTTTGCCAAAATCAACAACGGGAAAGAATATATTGATAATAACTCTTATAGCAATAAGGTTATTGCAATCGTTTGGAGAGATGAAAGATATACGAAGGCTGAAAGTTTACTTGTAGATGCTCAGGAAAAGCTAAAAGAATTAGCTCTGCCGGAACGGTCTTATGTGTGTGAAATTATCGACCTTGCAAGACTTAATAAGATAGAATATTCTGAATTTTATATAAGGCTTAATAGCGTAATTACACTTATAGACCGCAGAAGAAATAAACGCCTTGAGCATACAGTTGTTGAAATTAAAGAATACCCAAACGAACCGCTCAACAACACGGTTACTCTTTCAACATCGCCTGAAAAAATCTCAAGAAAGCTCATTGATAATACTACGAGAATTAATCAGATAAGCACAACCGTAGATAAACAGCCAAGTGTTTGGCAAAAAGCGATAGAAACCGCAACAGCGTTAATTACAGGTGCAAGCGGCGGATATGTTGTGCTTAATCCGTCCGAAAAACCGTCTGAACTGCTTATTATGAACGCTCCAGATATAAACACTCCAGATATAAACACAGCAACTAAGATATGGCGATTTAATATGAATGGTTTTGGATATAGTAATAATGGCTATAATGGACCTTTTCCGCTTGCAATGACTATGGACGGTGCTATTGTTGCGGATTTCATTACTACTGGAACGCTTAATGCTGACATTATTAAAGCTGGCACACTACAAGGTATCAAAATTATAGCTACAACAGGCTCTATTGCAGGCTGGAAAATGGAAAACGGCGTGCTTGTGTCTGATGATGGAACAATGAAATTAGACAGCATAAACAATACTATTACAGTTAATAATAGCGACGGTAACAAGCTTATGACCGTAAGTAAGGACGGTATTAAATTCTGGCGTGGTGATACTGAGATAGGTCAGACAGGTATTCGTGGTGGCGATACAGGGCAGTATGGTCTTACATTTGACTTGATAGACGGTGATGCAATGACCTGGAGTGTGTATGACAAAAGTCAAAAAGTATATGTAAATAAGCTTAGATACACCGAATCAGAGGGCTTAAATGTAAGCAATAACTTTACTTGCAATCAACTCTTTGGTCATAATGTAATGGATATAGACCTCGGCAATGGGCTACACGCTTGGGGATATAGTGAATAGGGGTGATTAGATGATTAGTATAATCAGAGGCACAACGAACGATTTTAGCTTGAATATCGAGAACGAAAAAGGCGAGCAGTACACGCTTCAAGACGGCGAAAAAATCATATTCGGTGTTAAAGAAAATGCAGAAAACAGCGATTATAACATAGTAAAAATGCTTACTTCTGCAGATGTTGTTGATGGTATTTGTACTATTAAACTTACACCAACGGACACAGCCGAGCTGTCGTTTGGGCGATACTACTTTGACATTGGTTTACAGACCGCAAACGGCGATTATTATATGATAGTGCCTTGTGATGAGTTTTATATATGTAAAGCTGTGACGCAAAAGGAGGCTACACAATGATAGCTTTAAAAGGACAAATAAAACAGGTGCAACATCTATCAGGCAAGCTCGATAGGCCCAGCGGTGGCAAGTCAGACCACTACATAAAAACCGCAAATTACTTTGACAAGCTTATCAAAACAACATCGAGAATAACTCCAATTGTGTATGAAAGCGAGGTAACAAAATGAGTTATATAAATAAGTCAGTAAGCATAAACGGAACAGAAAAGGATTTTATCAAAGCATTTGCGAATGAATTAACATCAGCAGATAACAGAATTACTTGCGAAACGGATATTGACGCAGAGTTTGCTAATGAAGATTCATCTCATATCATTACTATAATTTTTAATGTGAATAACTGCTATAAGATAAAGCTTATAATGGGCTATGCTATCAACGCTGCAACGAATAGATACGGAATATGCAGAATAGTCAACGGAGTGCCATATACTTCCGCAGATTTAGCTCTTAGCACATATAGTACAATTTCGGCAGTTATAACAAGAACATTTAACTTTATGTTAATTTCAAACGATAATGCAATAGCAATTTTATTCGGTGGTTATAATCGTACTTTGCCGAATACTTATGACTACAATTTAATATCATACCATGAACAAGATTTTAATATTATCGCTTGTGGTACTAATACAATAGCAAGCAAATCGGAGTTTATTCGTACAGACGAAAATCATAAGGGAGAAATTTATAAAACAACTAATCGTTTGCTTTATAGTCGAGATGAAAATGTAGAAATTATAGAAAGTAAACCGCTTGTGCAAAATAATATTGTAGTACACGATATGAAAAGTGTGTATGATTGCTCAAATGTTCTTGCAGGAAATATATTGATTATTGATAGCAACAAATACTTCGCTATTGATAGCAATACATTGATTAAAATCAAAGAGTGATGGATACGGATTCAAGCGTGATTTCTGCACTTATTTCTGGTGGATTGGCACTTATCGGTACTTTTGGCGGTATTTTAGCAGGTAATAAATTAACAACCTATCGTATAAGTGAATTAGAAAAGAAAGTAGATAAACATAATAATTTAGTTGAGCGAATGTATCACCTCGAAGAAAAAACAAGTGTGCAAGAAGAACAACTTAAAATTATTAATCATAGAATTGCCGATTTAGAAAGCGAAAGGAAGTAATAATATGAAAAATAAAACAAATGTTTGGCTTAAGGCTGCGGGTATCAGAGCGATAAAGACGATGGCTCAAACAGCGGTGGCTACGATTGGCGTAGCAGCAGTTATGCAAGATGTAAATTGGCTTGCAGTAGCATCAGCAAGTTTATTGGCTGGTGTTTTGTCTGTACTTACAAGTATATCTGGATTGCCTGAAGTGGAGGAATAATAAATGAGCATTATAGAAGCAGCTATTTATGGAAAGATACAGAAACTTTCAGGTGATTTAAAACCATTTACCCCCGAAGAAAGAAAAGAATTAGAAGAATGTAAAAAAACAGATTGAAAATTATAAAGTGCAAGTAAGTACTTATGAGTCTGAGATTGCCGAAAAGGATATTGACGCTTGGAGCAACTAATCTCGCAAAGCTCATCTTGGCAAAGACACTCTTACAAGCATTGTTATTGTCTTCTGCGATAGAATCAAGTCTGCTGGCTATCGTCCAATGCTCTATTACAACCCGAATTGGCTATGCAATTATTTGCATAAAGACAAGCTGATAAATAAGTACGACATCTGGCTTGCAAACTGGGGCTATGTTGGCAAGTATGGTGGTTGGATATGCTTAGATTACACTGCTAAGGTCAGCACAACTTCGACTGTAAAA